CTACGGTGATGGCAAGGATGCGAAGCGGCCTGACCTGATACTGGTTGAGGCCAAGGCGTCAGGGCTGTCGCTGGTGCAGGAACTGCAAGCGATGCACTTGCCCGTGCGTGCGTGGAACCCCGGCAATGCGGACAAGATGACCCGCCTCCAGATTACCGCCAGCATCTTCTCAACTGGCAGGGTCTGGCTCCCTGAGTCGGACAAGCACAAGGGCTACGTCAAGGACTGGTGCGAAGGCTTCCTGTCCCAGATATGCGCCTTCCCTGATGCCCAGCACGACGACTATGTGGACTCAGCCACGCAGGCAATGCGCCTGCTCAAGGATATGGGCTTCCTCGACATAAACCCTGAGCCTCGGTATGATGACGATGATGACTACGCTTATGCCCGCAAAGAGCGGGTCAACCCCTATGCGGTGTAAAAGATGGCAGACGCTAAAAAACTACTAGGTGGACTTGGCAAGGTGCGAGAGCGCCTAATGTCAGGTGATGAACTCAACGCCGCCCAACGTGCTGATGCTGGTCGCAAGGCGGCTGAACTCATCAAGGCTCAACAGCAGGTCAAAGCCTCTGAGGCTCTTGGTCAGCAGATGGAAAAAGGCATGAAGCGCACCACGACTACTCAGTCTGACCGCACCCGCGTGGGTGGTGGCAACATCGGTGGCGCTTCGTTCCCTGCAATCAGTGAGGCTGACCCTGCCTATGCTGGCAAGGTGTGGGGCGTTATGGATTCAAATACCGCTAAACGCTTGACTAACTTGACGACGCCTGAAACGGCGTGGACAACCATGCTTGGCTCGGCAAACCAACTCAAGACCAACCCTATCGTCTTTGACAAGCTAAAGCGTGGCTTTGTTACCTCAATGAAGCAGGGCAACCTGTCCGACGAACTGGCTGGCAAGATTAACCAAAACCTAGAACTGACGTTTGGCAAGGGCGCGGACATTCGCGACCCCAAGATATGGCGACAGGCTGACACGTTCGATAAGCGTGCCGCACTGGCTGACGTGATGATGGGACAAGGAACCGCGCCCAGCAAGGGTGGCGTTGCCATCGGTGGAGAGAAGAGCGGCAAGGGCGTCATCTTTAAACCGACGGACATTCTCAAGCGTGAGACCGAGCCAAGCCTGCTACACACCGAACACGGCGGTGATGTGCCGACGTTTGCGGCTGGCCCTCGCCTGTTCCGCATTGATAAGGAGGCGGAGTACCGTCCAGACCTGCACCCCGGCTACCCTACCCTGCTCCGAGGCGAAGACTTGGGCGTCAACATGATGCCAACACCGACCGAGGTGTATCTGCCTGACTGGCACAAGCAATTCAAAAAGAACAACCCCGATAGAAAGCCAAGCTACTACGACCTTGCTCTTGGCGTGAAGGGCGAAGGCTTGCCTAGTCAGGAACTGAACGACGAATACATCCGCCACCTATTGCGTGAGGGATTCAAGAAGGGCGGAGCCGTCAACATTGAAGAGGCTGACCAACGCTTGAAAGAAGCGATTCAAAAGCGAATGGCTAAAGGTGGCGGAGTCAACATCGAAGAGGCTGATGCCAAGCTGAGAGCCTCCATCCAAGCCCGCATGGGCATGGCCCAAGGTGGTGAGGTTGGCTTCAAGAAGATTCAATTCATGGCTGAAGGAGGCAGTGCCTTCAAGAAGCTAGAGTTCATGGCTGACGGTGGGAAGCTAGTCAAGGGAATTGGCAAGATAGGCAAGAAGCTGATGGCTGAAGAGCAAGTGGCGTCAGACGCAATAGGCAAGGCGGCAGAGTCTGCTGGCATGAAAGCACCAGTGACCGCCAACAAACCGCTTACTAACTTGCAAGACTTCCACACATCGTTTGGCGACTCAGTACGCAAGAGAGCGATGGATATGCAGGCGACGATGGACTCGTTAAATTACAAGTACGACAAGGGTCAGCGCGTATTTACGGAAGACAGCGCACGAAAGAATTGGCCTCCCATGACCGTGCTTGGTCGCGTCTTGGAAGGTAACAGGATAATGAGGGAAGACCCCACAGACTTCCTAAGTAAAAAAATTGTTGATGAGGCGACGGGTAAAGCCAAACGCACGCCGTATGAGGCTGGCTATAAAGTACGCCTTGAACACGCACCAGACAACTGGTCAGAGTTTGTGATACCTGAGACCGCCATCAAGGGCAATGTTGATTTTGCCCGTGGCGGTCTGGCTTATATGGACAAGGGAGGCAAGGCAGGTAAGGTAGTCTCTGGGCTTGCTAGTGTCGGTAAAAGGTTGCTGGCTGACGCGCCCGTTGAGTCGCCAGCGGCAAAGCAAATGAGGCTAAACATGATGCCCACGGCTCGCATTGGGTTGGAAGCCCCCGGCATCCTTATCCCAAGCAAAATGAACAACGTCCGAGAGGCTGTTCGCAATATGAAGGGCAACTACGGTGCAAGGCGTGTTGAGCGTGCGGCTGACGAGATACCAAACCTTGAGAAGATGTACCAAGAGGACGCGCTCAAGGAAGCCTTTACAGGTGACAACGCCAGCGCAATGATTACCCTCAGCCCTGCCGAGTTTGAGCGGTATGCGGCTGAACTTACAAAGAGAAGTAGTGTTGGCCCAAAGATGGCTGAGTTGGCAAAGCAAGGCGACATCGACAAGATGACCGTCCCAACAGATGAGTACATCAAACACCTGCAACGCTTGCAAGGCGGATTTGACGATGTGCCTTATCTGAATCTGTTTAAAGATGAGGTTGGTATCCCTACCAATCCAAAAATTACTGGTCACGAAGGCCGACATAGAAGCCGCGCCCTAGCAGAGAGCGGTGCGCCATCTAGCCTTGTAAAAATAAACCCCCGTGGCGACTTGCGCGAAGGTATGCCCCGCAGGACTCAAGAGGATTTTATTGAAGCGCTTAGGGAAGAACTTGAAAGGTCAAACCGTTTGGTCATACCAGAATCAGAGCCTTACTTTCGTCGCCCCAATGTTGAGTTGCCAGACGTTTACGCAGAAGGTGGGGCCGCATTTAAAAAGCTACAGTTCATGGACAAGGGTGGCATCACCACAAGCGCAGGCTCATTCTCGCCAGAAGAGTTGGGTGTGACCGCCAACGACCTCCGTCTCATAGATGACAAGACGTTGCAACGCATCAAGAATAACGCGCCAGCAACGTATGACTGGATAAAGCAAAACATCAAGGACGAGGCCAGCCAACTCAAGACCCCAAGGGGCGTGAAGGACTTTGCCCTTCGCGTTGGCGCTTCATACGCTGGCGGTATTCCTGACTTGTTGAACTTGGGCGCGATGGGTGTGGACTTGGTGCAAAGCGCTATCCCATCAATCAGTAAGCCTGAGTCGGTTTTGGATGTTGCTGATAGCAAAGACCGAATCCCTAAGTTCAAGTTGGCGTCCGATAAGCCTTGGTTTGGCAGTCAGCAGTACATTGATGCAATGCACAAAGCTGGAGCGCTTGGAGAGAGCGAGTTCCCCATTGCTGAGGGGGTGGCTACTGTACTCATGCCAGCAGGATTGATTAAAAAAGGCATCAAAAAAGGCGCTCAGTTATTTAGTGGCAAGAAGCCCGAAGAACTTAAAAAACGACGCGGTGGACTTGCCGCAATGGCACGATAAGGATTACACATGGCAACAGATTACCCAATTGGCCCAGACGAAGACCGCTTCATTGAGGGCATCCGCATGACTGAAGAGGGGGGAGCGGAGGTGGATATGCTCCCCGGGGAAGACCCAGAAGTCGAGGAACTCCCTGACGGCTCCGCTGTCGTCAAGCTAGAGGACTTCAAAGGCCCAGCCGAGGACGAGGACTTCTACGCCAACTTGGCTGAGGAACTCATCAGCATCAACGTCTTGGAGGACTTGGCGACTCGTTACATTGACCTGATTGACAACGACCGCCAAGCACGCAAGAAGCGGGACAAGCAGTACGAAGAGGGTCTGCGCAGGACAGGCATGGGGGATGATGCCCCGGGTGGGGCGCAGTTCCTCGGAGCCTCAAAGGTTGTTCACCCCATGATGGCTGAGGCGTGCGTTGACTTTGCCTCCCGCGCCATCAAAGAGATGTTCCCACCTGATGGCCCAGCCAAGACCAAAATTCTGGGCGACGTCACCGAAGAGAAGACCGAAGTCGCAGAGCGCAAGCGCGACTACATGAACTGGCAGTTGACCGAGCAGATTGAAGAGTTCCGCGACGAGCAGGAACAGATGCTGACCCAGTTGCCATTAGGTGGCTCACAGTTTATGAAGCTGTGGTACGACGACAAGAAGCGCCGACCCTGCGCCGAGTTTGTTGCCATCGACAACATCCTTTTGCCCTTTGCCTCTGCCAACTTCTACACCTCACAACGGGTGACGGAACAGCAGGACATCAGCGAGTGGGAATTCAAACAGCGTATTGACCGTGGCCTGTACCGCGACATCAACTTCATTCGCACCACGTCTGAGCCTGAGCAGACTGCCGCCGAGAAGGCCAACGCCAAGATTGAAGGCAAGCAGTTTGAGGATGGCGAAGACGGTTTGCGCCGCGTGTACCACATCTACACATGGCTGGAACTTGAAGACGACAACCGCGCTGACGGCGAGACCGCGCCTTACATCCTGATGATTGACGAACTCGACCGCAAGGTGCTGGGCTTGTACCGCAACTGGGAAGAGGGAGACGAGACCTTCACCAAACTGGACTGGATGGTCGAATTCAAATTCATCCCTTGGCGGGGCGCGTATGCCATCGGGCTACCTCACCTCATCGGAGGTCTTTCCGCCGCCGCCACAGGCTCATTACGGGCCTTGCTGGACACTGCTCACGTCAACAACTCCCTGACGATGCTCAAGCTGAAGGGCGCAAAGGTTTCGGGCCAGTCTGACCAGATTGAAATCACGCAGGTGACCGAGATTGAAGGCGGCATTGGCGTGGATGACATCCGCAAGATTGCGATGCCTATGCCCTTTAACCCACCCTCCCCTGTGC